AATGATGTTGATAGTATTTTAGGTATTTATCATACTAGTACAAAAGAAGTTAAAAAACGCATGATTGCTGAACCATATTCCTCTGTACCAAGTAATTATAGAATTTTTGAATATGCATTGTCATTTATAATGAAATTGTGGAATGTAATTAAAATTCCCCATACAATCGAAGAATCAAGGGTAAAAAACCAAATAGCCATAATAGAGAATACAAAACCAATGAGTATAGTAGATGTTATTGAATCCAAAGATGAAAGAAAGAGACTTGTGGAACTTGGCGAACAGTCCGCAAGGGAATTCCTAGAAAGCCTAATTTAAGTCATATTTTCAACAAATTTTTCTAATGCATAAGAAGAAATTTTTGCATCGAAATCTATGACTTGACTTCCTTTTATCATCTTTACAGTAGGATAACCTTCTATTTTGTATTTGTCTGCAGCTTCTTTTGATAAATCGTAATTTGCATTTCCTTCAGTTAAATCATATTTTATACAAGTTATTAGATTGCCGTTAATTGTTTTATTGTGGTACCCTGCTTTAAAGTCGTCCCAAGGAGCTTTGGCAGATTTACAATGAGGACACCAATCAACTGTAAAAATCATTATTTTGATATCATCGGATGATCCAGAATTAGGAATATTATTTCTTTTATCTCCGTCTGCTATTTTTCTGTAATTTTTTATGTAAACGTAATACGCTCCGAAAAATAAAACTATTATAACTAGGAATAACCAAAATTTCATTTTGCGTGGGTTTAACCATTCTAAAAAAACATTGACAATAGACGCCATTATATATTAATTAGTTATTTATTAGTTTTGCATATGAACCAATAAAATGCTTCCTAAAGTTTTAGCATATAAATTATCTTGATCGAAATGTTTATGAAGATAAAAGAAATATATTCATACAATATACAAAACGGATGGCTAACAAGTTACAATTAGGAGATATTATCAAAACTATTTCGGAAACCGAACCAAAGTTAAATGAAATTACTTTTTATATACATTATTATGATCCTGATGATTTTATGGAACTAGTTTCTCTTGCTTCTCTCGAAACGATTATGGTAAAAATGAAAAATGGTATTTTGGTAGATAGCACAATACAAAAAATAGTATTGCTCAATAGAGGATTACACAAAGGGTTTGCTAGACAAAATGGGTTACTTCCAAACACATGGTTAGATCTAGAATTTGGTGGAGATGTACGAACTGTTATTATTGCTCAAGTAACACATTTAGAAGAAGATATGATTGAACTTACCACGTTTCCTGAGCGAGAAGTTTTATATATTGATTTTGCTTACAAAGGTATTCCCAAACATGTGCCATTAAAACACATTTGTTTTTGCAATCGACCTGTTTCATATTCTTCAGTGATTGATGAAGATACACAAAAAGAAGATGACAATGACGATTTAGAAGGAACAGATGTCTATAGTGAGTACAATGATGATGGTGAAATGGTTGTAAGTGTTCCAGAGAATGTTCGAGTTGAAGATGACTATAGAGATGGTTTGCAAGATGAATATGATCGTAATATGAGAGAGGTTGAGAGTTTAGATAATCCTTACGAGCGTGAAATAGAAACAATATATTATGGTATTGACGCTCAATTAAATTTTTTACTAGATGATTTTTTGTCTACTTTACCAGATGAAAAACGAACTCGTAAAGCAATGAAAAAAATACAAATTCATTTAAATCGATACAAGGAACTGAGAGAGTTATATTCAGAACACGATAATTATGGACAAATTTATACATTTAGAAAGAGAGATATAAAACATTTTAAACCTCTAGTCGAACACATGTACCATATGAAAGGGGAATTGTCCTGGATAAAACCAGTAATAAATGCAATACGAATGGTATATGTTGACAACAGTTCAAAAAAAGAAACTAACAATGATGATGATGATGATGATATTGATTATCCAGATATGAACAAGAATATTTTGATGGATTTATTGAAAGAAGAAAGTAACATTGAAAAACAAATGTTTCATGAAAATCATGCGGTTAGTACAGAAGTAAAATATGAAAAAATGCATGAATATATTAATAATTATTATAAGGAATCTCATCCAAATAAAAATTGTTTTCATGAACCATTAGCTAAAATGGTTAATGTTAATAGAGATATGGACGTTTTCTTTGGTTCTAGTAATGATATAATCGATGCACCACGAAGACAATCAAAATTGAACAGAAAAGAAAGTATCATGACGCGTATTCAAGGACCAATCGATTATTCTCACTTTTTGAATAAAAAACAAAATGAACTCCGTACTTTGATGGACGGAGATAAAATCAATTTACAATCAATTATTTTCATGCCAAAATCGGTAGTTGAGAATGATAGATTCTTACAATCTAATATTTATGGTAAAACAAAGTTTATAAGTCCGTCATACAAATATTATATTCAAAATATTGAAAAGAAAGAAGTAGATATAAAAAAAGAAAATAATGATACATTTCCGTTAGATCAGAAATCTACTCATATTTACTTAGATGATACGGTTGAGACTTCAATACATGATCCTCTAATTAAAAACCCAGTTTATAGAGCGTTTTTGCAAAATGTAATACCAAATACGTTTTCATTGATAGATAAGTTTTACTCTCTCAATGCAGACAAATATAATATAACTGAATACTTGGAATATTTTTCTCCTTATAAAATCGAAAAGGATACATTATCATTTACTTCACAGCAGAAAATAGCAAAACATCTATTCCATAATATACAGAATTATAATTCTGATTATATGAAAAAAAGGGAGGAATATCTTAATTTTTTGGTACATCGTTTTCAGACAAAAGGTAAGAAACCTTCATCTTTACTAAATTTGCCTTTTTTAGAAAAACATTTTACTGGAAAAGAAGTAATTATGAAAAGATTTTATAAAATATACAACTTCTCTCGAAATGATGATTTGATTAAAGCAATTCTAAGTGATGATAGTGAAATGTTTTTAATGCTCATTACAAAACTAAATATTGATTTAATAACACCAATGAATATGATTGAACCTTACGTGGAACCCAAACATTTTTTTGATTCAACAAGCAAGAGAATTTCAAAAAAATATGATAAACTCCAAACAATGCAAGAAGACAATGACAAGAGAGATTTAAAATTCGATAAAGATTATGATAAAAATCAATATGAAATTTTGGAAAAATACAGAAAGGAACGAAGTAAATATACACCAGAACAATTTTTACAATTTTTTAAGCAAAAACTTTCTGAAGAATTTGGATGTTCTCTTGAAAATGTCACTTCATTGGCTGATGAGTTGTTGTTAGGATACAAGCTAGTAGAAGAAGGTGATTATGCTTTACTTGAAATGAAACCACATTTACCACCAGGTATAGAAGAATGTTCCTTCAGCGAAAATGAAAAACAAGAAATTAGAATTGAGACAAATGTGAAAAAAATTAAAAAATATTTTAAACGTGTAAATCATACATGGGTATATGATGCAGATGTTGACGACGAATCCTTTGCAAAACCAAAAGATCTGAGTTGCGCTTTGAAAAGCGATAAAGAATACACTGTCGGTAAAATTAACAATCAAACACTATTCAAAAGTCAATATGGAGAAAATATGGAGCAAATAACTGCACATATAACTAAAAAACTAAAATTGTTAGAAGAAAAGCTATGGCTTAAAAATTATATGCTTGAGATCAAAATGAAAGAAAAAGACGTTTATGCTATAAAATTAGGTAATCAGGCATATATTTCAGAAACTATACCGTCACCGTATGAATATAATTTACAAGACATAATGCATAGCAGCGTAAATTTCGAGTCAAAACAAAATTGTATTGTTTTTTTCGTAAAATCTTATTGTCGAAGTGCTTATTCAAATGAAAGCGAAAACTGGTATTACTGTAAGGCAAGCCAACATTCTGTACAGATGGTTCCAGTTTCAATGTATAAGTTAGCAAGAGGCTTTCAAAATAATGAATATGCTAAAGTTCTCCAAAAGTTGATTAAGGAACGTTATATCAAAAGTGAGGATGGTCGTTATATATTAGTTCACGGTGGTCATATTTTAGACGACGTTGAGTTTTCTGATATAGGTAATGAATTGGCAGTAGAATTAGATGAAAATGACACTTGGGAATTTGATGTTAGTGAAAAAGTGGATACTAAACACGTGGTTGATATATGGAGTGGCAGAAAGAAATACAATAATACAACATTACGACAAATACATAATATAGTTTCTGCAGTCTGCAAAAATTTATTCATAAACATTGATCGTGTTGAAGACAGTGTAATTACGATATGTCTTGAATTTATTAGCCAAAAAGAGTTGTTTATGGGCGAAAAGAAATATAAAGCAGCAATGGTAAAAAAGGTGAAAGATGGAAAATTTCCATCCTATGAAACTTACGAAAAATCAAAAATGCTCGATGTTTCAGTTTGCTCTTTGGTAATCGCAATACAATGTTTAACACCATCATTCGTACCGAAAAGAACATTTGGAAATTGTAAAAAAATTCTTGATGGTTATCCTTTGATTGAAGATTCTGGAAGTGATGGAACTTTAGAATATTTTGCGTGCATTCTGCGAAAAATGCAAGAAGATAGAAAGACATTACCATGGAGCTCAATTGGGAAAGGTAAAGGGATAATGGAAGCAAGGTTGAAAAAAATGTTTGAAATATTTTTAAAAAAGGATCTTGTTGTCGAACTTTTACAAAGAAAGAGACAATACCTGAAAGAAAATTCAGAATTAAAACAAGAAGATAATAATGTTGAAAAAACATGGGTACATTTTTTACCACCTATACATAAGACTAATATATTGAATGGAAAAACACCATTACGAAACATTGAGAAATCTGTACATGAAGAATTGAAAAAAAGTCTGAAAAGTGGAAATCATGATCAATGGAAATATTTAGGAATGTATTTTTCCAAAATTATGTCTTTCTCTTTTGGAACTTTAGAAGCAATCAATGACATAGTGAGAGAAAAAGGGAGTCTTTTAGGAAAATACGGTAAAGTTCCGTGGTTAGAGAATGCATGTTGCAATGATTTAGAAGGAAAACAAAACCCTATACAATACTTTGCAAAGGAAGATGAACGCATTGGTAACTACGTGACAAGCGTTGGTAAAATCGGTTCTCTATATTTAAAAACCAAAATGTATATTCGATCTCCGTTTTTGCATTTGGAACCAAAAACTCTAGAAGTTGAAGAAAAAAATACAAATTTGGGTGCTTATTGTCATTTTTCGGAAAATCTCATGTATCGTACATTCATTTCTTATTGCAATTTAGATTCTTATATACATCCTATACCGACATATTTAGAAACATTTATTAATGAAAAATATGAAGATTATGACGTGAAATCATCAATTGAAGAAAAAATTGCATTTTTGAAAGAAAAGGGAAAAACTATTAAATTAAATGATTTTAACAATTTGATGTTATTTGCAAATAGAAATAATAAAGTTCAAATAACGAATCCATTACAAATGTCATATCACGATCAAGTTTTAGACAATCTTACAAAACTAAAAGAAGAACATTTATCCGAAAGTAAGATACAAGAGTTCGGTGACCATTTTGAAGCATTTGTAAATCGAAATAGTATTGGTAGTTTAGATGATAATGATACAGAAGATAACAAGGTAGATCCACAAGAACTTTCAGAAAAACTATTGGATAATTTAGAAAACTTTTTGCAAAAAGAGATTGATACTATGAAATTACAAATCATCAAGTTTATGGAAAATTTACGAATAAGAAAAGATGTAATTGAGAGAACAATTAAGCAATTGCAAATTTGGGACGATAAAATTGACAATATCGGTTTTGGTCATTTTGTTAAAAACTATTTGTACTACTTGTGTTGTATAGTTCCGAGTTATATAACAAATGGTAACAAAGTTTTGGATAAAAAGTATGACATGTTGATGGAAAATGATAGAAACAGTATGAAAGAAGTATTGGATAAAAAATACAATGGGTTAGGAGAATTTAGTAAAGATTCATTAATATCACCATTTATAAAAAAGTCTTCCATTCAACTTCGTAAATTGTACAAATTTTTATCAAAGTTTTACGGATTTTTTCCAGATCATAGGACAAAGTTATATCAACGATTTTTTGTTTTTTCTCTATATTTTGTATTCTATCATTTTATTACATTGACGGAAGACGATGATGTACTTGCCGTTATTTTTAAAAGCGTTCGCGAAGAAGAAACAAACCAAGAAGACGAAAATAACGAAAATAACGAAAATAATAATAACTTTGAAGAAGATGAAGATCAATTGATTGATGGTAGTGACACTGAAGTGATGCAGTTACAAGCAGTAGACCGCGGTAGCTTGCAAATGAAAGTAATGAAGATGATACAAATGCTCTTAGATAAAAAAGAAATTTACAACAGAGATAAAAAATCAATACTTTTGTCTTATGACACCATTCGTGACAATGTAGATCGTTTAGAAGATGCAGAAAAAATAAGGATGATGGATAGATTCAAAAAAATAGCCGATCACAAAGAAAGACGTGCCGAATTCAGTCTCAAAAAATTCCATATAGGCGATTTTTACGTAAATCAAAATGTGATCAAAACCTACGGAAAGAAAAGAGATGAAATGCTAAAGACAGAGGATACAACAGAAGATGACTTTTTATTTAGGGATGATGATGAGCATGATTACGAATTGCAAGAAAATGATGGTGATAGCTTAAATGATATTTTTGGAGACGATACAGACGAAGATAACGATTTTGACAATGACGACGACGATGACGAAAAATCTTTTTTAGAAAACGTAGAAGATGAGGATGCATACGACATTGCAGAAAATGCTTATGATCGTTTATAGAAAATATAAATAGAACATATAAGTAGTTGAAAATGACAGGAATATTATCCAGAAAAATGCTACGAATTTATAAGGTACCATATGCGATTTTACTATTTGTCATTTTGTTTAGTGTTTTTCATTATTTAAAACCCAGTTTTTCTTACTTACCAAACGGTGGTTATAGACCATTTGGTGTGGGATATAAACACAAAACAGTAATTCCAGTATGGTTGGTTGCAGTTGTTTTAGGAATATTGTCCTATACGTTTGTTTTGTTTCTTTTGTCTCAACTTTGATTTTATATTACATATGTTAAATATGAAATATAGTGATATGCCGAATTTAATTGATACCACAACCGGACATTATTTATATCAAAAGCTTCGACAGTGTCATGATATTCGAATTACTACATATTCCTATGTCTTCAATGCGATTGTTATTGCCATTTTTGTATTAATAACATCTATAATATTGTACTTATGTTTTACAGGTAAAAAATCACCTGAACAACAAAGAATTCAATTGGAAAAAGAACAAAAATACATTTTAGAAAAAATAAGATCTTTAAAAGAGCAAAAACAAAACTATTATCAAGAAGGTAGTTTAACTCACATGCCACTTACTGAAGGAACAGATATAGATATTTAAGCTACATATAATTACTAAAAATGATAGCTTATAATATATATGTTAAGCGAATCATCCCTTTTTATGTTGGATAAAAATACTCGACGTAATACAGCTCTAGATGAAAATAGTGGACAAAATGAATTTGAAAATTATTTGGAAAAGATTCCTAAAAACACAAGAGAAATAAGTATTACTGTACCTTTGATTGGAAATATCAATCTTTCATTTTTAGAACAGAATGGGTTTAGTAAAGTCATTCATATATTATTTAGAGAAGGATCTATAACAAATCTTATCAATATACCAGATACTATAGAAATAATTCATTGTGAAGATAATTTGATACAAGAAATGAAAGATACACCTTCATCGTTGAGAGAAATATACATATCCAAAAATATGATAACAAGTATTGATGTATCAAAAAGTCCATCTTTAGAGAATTTACAGATATCATATAATGATTTAGAAGTATTGGATAATCTACCAGAATCTTTAAAATCACTAAAGTGTGATCACAATAATTTGCATAAAATCGAAATGAACAATCTTGTTAATCTACAGTCATTGAATTGCGAGGAAAATCCCAAACTGATTTTAGAGAAAATTCCAGAATCTGTAATACAAGGCAATTATCCACAAGTTTTGAGGCAAAATATTAAAAAACTAAAAGAAACCATATCAGAAGATTACGAAATATCTTTGATGACTTACTTTAAATGAAAAAAAAAAAATAAAAAGATCAAAAAAGAAAAAAGAATTACCTAAATGTCATGGATGTGAAAAAAATGTTGGTATGGTTTTTTCTAATAAAAATAAAAAATATACAGCTTATTGTGGTGGAAACCCTCCGTGTGAATGGAGACTTACTTTAAACCGAGGACAGTTTTTGCCACATGATGATGTACTGTATACTTATAAAAACGATGTCGAAGATATGAAGGAAAAAATTATTCAGCATAAAATGGCGACGTTATTTCGTCATATGGGACAAAAAGAGGCTTCTGAATTATTTGAAAAACAAATGACCGCATATAATTCTGCAAATACATTTTTAGAAGAATTATTGAGAGAATATAAAGAAATGTATTTTAGCGAAAATAAAAAAGAAGATTTTATTGAAAAACAATTATCAATTAATAGATATTTAGAAAAAGTAAAAGAATTCATAAAAAATGGCGATATAAAAGAAGCTGTTCAAGTTCAATATGAAAATATTCATCCGATCTCTCAGGCAATTCAACGACTTCAATATGAAATCATAGATATGAGCGAAATAGAAATTCGCAAAGATGATTACATTGATATATTAGAACAAAAAGAGTTAGATATTAAAAAAATGGAAATAAATTTAGGAGATGCTCCATCTGTTATTCAGAATAGCAATTCATAAATTTATTTTATGTACATTGTATAAAATAAAATTATTATCATTATAATTTCATTTTAATCACATTGGTTGTAATTCGTTATTCCATCCCAAGATACACCAACTGTATTACTCCATTTTCTTAGATCACATTTTGAAGCAATGATATTAAATTTTAATTCACTATCTTCAGTAATTGTTGTTCCGCTTGAAATATTTGAAATAACCTTATCTGACCCATCACTCTTATACCTATCATTATCCAATTCGGTTGGATACTGAGGAAAATTTTGACTTGATTTCATTGGAACTACACATGTTGTTTCTCCTTCCGCATTTTGTGTGATTTGCCAACCATCTGGACATTGAGTTGCATAGTTTGGAAATGGTTTTCCATCACTTCCCTTTTGTAACATAATCCCAACAATTACAAGGCAAAAAATAAGGACTGCTATTGCCACACCAATAACTATATTGTAAAATTGCTCCATTATTTGTATATGAATAATCTATATTTTTATAGTTTCCTAAACATATAATAATAAACAATTCTTTTCTAAATTCACAATATAATTAACAAATGGAATCATTTAGAGCAAATAATAAAATGACTGGATATGAATGGGATGCAAAAGTAGATGTTAATCCTAAATCCATATTGAATAATGATAATTATAATGGTCGTATAAATATTATCGAAGATGACAACCCTGATGTACGATTTGAGATGTTTGAGAAGATTGCAATAAAAAATAAGGCTACCGAGTATAGAGGAGCTATCACTTCAGTAGAGGAAGAGACACTTTTATCGAATGTATTTTTCTCTCAAGGAAATGTACAAATACTGCAAAACGGAATTCGTGCAGGCGTTTATAATACATCAAATAATAAAATAGTTGTACCTCCCCAGGATATTGATGTACTGAAAACAATTATGCGCAGTATATATCTACAATATGCAAAACATACAAAAGATATGAATATCACTAAAGAAATTGAAAAACTGAATCATTACGTACTAGAGTACTGTGTAAAGAATGTCTATAGTGCTGCTGAAGGATATCTAAAGTACTGTAGAGATCAAAGCACATTGGTTTCTCCTTTAGAAAGACCTCTACAAGTTGATAGAGATTATAAACATCTAGAAATAAAGAATTGGACATAATGTTTTCGTCAAAATATAGTATAAAAATAAGTTATTTATAGTATATTATAAATGGAACCAATCGATTTACCTGAAAACTTTTCCTCTGTAATGATTGACTTTACCAGAGATTTAAAGACAACATTTCCAGAATACGCACATTTATGGTGGGTTTATGGAGAAGAAACAAGTGAAGATGGTTGGAAAGATCTGTACAAATATTGCCTAAATGTTTATCCTGAAAGGTTTTTCGATATATTATATCAAAATGAAGAGATTTTTAAGGAAGATTGTGTTAATAATGTCGACTTTATACCTAGAGTTGATTTCAAAAAATTATATAATTGTGAAGGAGTTTCAGAAAAGACACGAAACACAATTTGGAAGTATCTACAACTCATTTTATTCATGGTAATTGGAAATGTAAAAGATAAAAACGAATTTGGTAGTACAATGAATTTATTTGATGGAATTGATGAAAAAGAATTACAGGAAAAAATGTCAGAAGCAATGGGAAGTTTAGGAGATTTTTTTAACGATTTTGAGAAAAATATTAATTCAGATAATTCAGATAATCCAAATAGTTCTGATGAACAAAATGATGATAGTAAAAATGAAAATTATCACGAAAACGAGAAAGCTATACATGAAATTTTTGAAGAATTAGGTAAAAATGCATTCGATAATATGAATTTTGATGCTGAACAGAGTGAAGAAGACCAATCAAATGAACGTGGTATCCCTCAAATGCCAAATCCAGATGATATTCATAGTCATCTAAAAGGTTTATTCGGAGGCAAGTTAGGTAGCCTTGCGGAAGAGCTCATGGAAGAGCTAACTGACGATTTACAGGAATCATTAGGACTTAATCCAGAAGAATTTGAAAACAACTCAAATCCAGCTGATGTTTTGAAGAAACTGATGCGACGTCCAGATAAACTGATGTCTCTTGTAAAGAAAATTCAAAATAAATTTCAATCAAAAATGGATACAGGTGATTTATCACAAGACGATATTATGAAAGAAGCTGGTGATATGTTGCGTAAAATGAAAGAAATGGGAGGTAATTCTAAACAAATGAATGAAATGTTTCAAAATATGGCAAAAAGCATGGGTGGTTCATTTGGCAAAGATATGAAAGTAGATACAAATAGACTTAACCGAATGATGAAAAGTCAGGATATTAAGGATAGAATACGATCTAACCTTGAGAGAAAAAAACAAGAAAACAAATTCACATTAGAAACAACTGCTAATGAAAATAACTTTGTATATAGACCAATCGATGGTGAAAAAGCAGAAAAAACTGGATTATCAGATGAACAAATTGCTAAAATAGCTGAGGATATTGGTGATATAACTTCGAAAAAAACAGTAGAAGCAAAACCAAAGAAAAACAAGAACAAGAAAAAGAAAAACGCAAAATAATATAGAACAAAATTTACTTATTCATCATCATCATCCCAACCAGAATATAGACCTCCAGCCGCAATGTTCATAGGTCTTACTGAATAATCATCTAATATTTCTCGTAAAATAGTTTTTGCTAAAGGAACTTTTTTAACTGGAGAAATATGTAAAGATTCTAGGGTTTCTAGCTGTTTTTTGTGGTGAAAACTCATTTTAATCTTTTCTAAATCATAATTATCGCAGTTTGTAATATTACGATTATCATATCCTTTATGTTTATCGTTTTCATACGGAAGTTCAATGATTTTTGGTAGTGAGATTTTTTCAATCAATGAATTGCGATAAGCAATCGTCATAGCTGTTTTCATCAGTAAAAATATATAAAGAATCACTTATATATTTTTATGTATATTAAATATTTATTATTGACTTTGAAACATTTTTCTTTCAAACCTTTTTTGTTTTTCATAAAACTTCATCTTAATAGATTCATTAACCGTTTTCCCTAAATGTCTCTCATATTGTTCTGGACTATCAAAAAATAGAGTTATACCAGGTACTTTCTCTTGGAAAGTATTAAATCTTACTTTGAAAAGATCATCTTCTTGTGAAGAACCAACTGTATATTTCAACTTTCCATTGTTGGAATATGAATAACCAGTCACTGCATTTACAATACGCGAGCCTGTACTCATTGCTGTATTGTAAAGGTGAATTTTTATAGTTTGCCTCTTTACACTACCATCTTTTTTTTCAACAAGAATATTCTTACTTATAGTATGAACACACGATCGGTTTGCTTTCTTTTCTCGTAATGAATCTGTTGTTTTAATTGTCGCATTGTCATTTTCATGCTCACTTTGAAAACTCCTTTCATGATAAAATGAACCAATGTCAGTAGTTCCAGAATCTGAAAATATAATTGATTGGTTGTCTTCTATTGATGTCATTATTCTCTGTTGGTTGGTTGTAAGTAAGTTGTTTTATATAAGGTGTTTTGTTGTTGTTACTATAATAAGGATGTTCTCTTTATATTGCTTTACAATAGATATAAATATATTTTGCAAGTATATAAACAATGTCAGCAACCAAAGACTTCAAAGCAAGAGTTGCGAAGTATTTAGAGGCGTCTCACAGCAAAGAAGAAAACCATGATATAGAAGATAGTGAAAGTGTAGAATCTCCAATAACAACTGAAAATGAAAACCTTGATGATAGTGATTACAGTATAGAATATTCAGAATCCGGTTCAGAATCCGGTTCAGAATCCGGTTCAGAATCAGAATCAGAATCAGGTTTAGAATCAGAATCAGAATCAGAATCAGGTTTAGAATCAGGTTCAGATCAAGGAGATGATAATAATGAATCTCTCAAAGAAGGATCTCAATCAAATTCAGATTCTGAATCAGAATCAGAATCTAATTCAGACAGCGAATATAGTAAAGTACAAACAAGTGTTTCAAATGACACCAGTGATAGCGAAGACATTTACCAAAAAGAATCATCCATAGATCAAACTAATTTACCAAGTGATAATCCAACACTTATTCATACATATAATGCTGATAAATATTACCATTTAATGAGAGAACTATCGGAAGATATTGAAATAGAATCATCTACTTCAAAACTCCAATTTCATTTATTCAATTACATTATTTGTAATAATACATATAAAGATCCTTATGTCATTGTACTATTGGAATATGATAATTCTACACAAACTTATAATTTACCTGTAATAGATTACGACGTAGACACAACGGAAAATTCAGAACATGAAAAAAATATTAAAAATAAGTGTTTTTTAGAAAAAGTATATCCTATATTTGATGTGACACCTGAAACATCTGATGAAAATATTGTGCTTATTACAAAAGAGTCATTCAAGGGATTCTTTTATAAAACTGGTAATAAAAAAGGAAATGTCTGTATTGATGTACAGGACTTTATTCCATATTTAAAGAACTCATCTGAAAATGTATCAGTTACAATTACACAATACTATAATCAAAATAAGGTTATTGATAATATACCACAATATACGTGGTGTCTAATAAGTGATTTTTTACAGAATAAATCAATAAATAATATTTCTATACATCCAGATGCAGTATCATTTATTACTCAAAATAAATGGGTGTATAATTTATTAAATGAAAATAACGAAGAAACTGATAGTCCATTATTGTTATATAGTTGTCATATTGATAATAAAAGAAATACAATATCTTATCCAAAGAAAATATACCATGAGGACCATGGAAGAATCCATATATTCAGTGAAAAATGTAATGATAAAGATTTAAAAATAGTAGATATTCCCAAGTATGCAGTATTTCCAAATATTGAATTCCAAGAAAAAAACGAAACATATTATGGTTCTTATTCTAGTAACAATTTTCATGAGTTGTAAATAAGATGCAATATAATCATTTTAACAAATATAAATATATTTGTTAGATAAATGTAATAAGTAATCATGATATTACTTTCAATTGTAACCATACTCTCAATACAGGTATTCAGTTTTCAATTACCAAAACATCATTATATTATATTTAGTAGAGAATCTAACTTTCAATTACATATTACCAAAAACTCTATACGGAATAATAATATAAAAAACATTGAAAATGTTGCTGGACAAGAATCATTCAGTAGTTTGCTGAATGAAATAGATAAACATCAAATACAAGATCTTTATTTTACAAATGATATGAAAAAGGTAATAGGATTAAAGAATAGTGATGTTTTGGAAAATGATATTGCGTATGAAGATTTAAGTGTTACTGAAATATCTCCTCCAATTACACAAACGATAATAGATAGTGGTAGAAAAAATAATATAAAAATGTTTATTCTTCCATCTACTTCAAATGTGTTTGAAACATTTAGTCAGATTTCTTCTGTAATTGGTGGGTTTATTTCTTCATCATTTTCATTGTTTTTACTGTACTCTATTGTAATGCTTATATTTAGAAGAAATTCTCAAAATAGTGGTATGCCAGGAAATATATCTCCATTTGGAAGAAGTGGGGGTAATGGTTTATTTGGTGGTATAGGAAATGAAGATGTTACAAAAGATAAAATACAAATGCAAAAAGAAAATATAACTTTATCAGATTGGGCTGGTAGTCCTGAAATTTTTGAAGAGTGTAATGAAGTTGTTACATATCTGAAAAATGACACAGTATATAAAGATGCAGGTGCAAAAATTCCAAGAGGAATTCTCTTAGAAGGTCCGCCTGGTACTGGAAAAACCCTCATTGCTAAAGCTATTGCTAGTGAATGCGATGCCAATTTTATTTCGGTTGCTTCCAGTGAGTTTGTAGAAGTATTTGTAGGATTAGGGGCACAAAAAGTTCGGAACTTATTTCAAAAAGCAAGAGACAATACCCCTTGTGTTTTGTTTATTGATGAAATCGATTCTATTGGAAAACAGAGAGGTACTGGTGTTAATTTAGGTAATGATGAACGAGAACAAACACTTAATCAACTACTTGCTGAAATGGACGGTTTCAACTCAAATGAAGGGGTTCTTATTTTAGCAGCAACTAACAGAAGAGATGTTTTAGATAGTGCTCTGCTAAGACCTGGTAGATTTGATAGAATAATAAATGTTCCCTTACCAGACAAAGACTCTCGCAAAGAAATATTTAAAGTACATACGTCGAATAAGCGTATAGACCCTAAAATACAATATGAATTTCTTGCTGAGTTGTCATCCGGTTTCTCTGGTGCTCAAATAAAAAATTTAGTAAATGAAGCAGCAATATTAGCCGCTAGAAATTCAAGGAAAGTTATCTCTCAAGAAGATCTTGAAAGCTCTTTGGAAAAAATGATTGTTGGTATTGTAAAACGCAATGATACTCGCAGCGAAGCAACAAGAACAAGAGTATCTATACATGAAGCAGGTCATGCTTTACTGGCAGCAATACATAATGAATACTTTGATCTAAAAAAAGTTACAATACAAGCCACTTACAATGGAGCTGGTGGTTACACTCTTTTTAATGATAAAAAAGAAATATCAGAAGGAGGTTTATATACAAAAGAAGCACTAAAAAAAAGACTTATTGTATCAATGGGCGGTAAAGCAGCAGAAAGTATCATTTATGGAGATGATTTTGTATCTTTAGGAGCAGTTCAAGATCTTAAAACTGCAAATCAACTCGCACAATCCATGATAGGAAACTATGGAATGGGAGATGAACTAAAGGTTTTTTATAATGAAAATACTGAAAGTGGAAAAAATCCATTTTTAGGGAGAAGTTTAGCAATGGGAGATAAATATTCCGAAAAAACAAAAGAAAAAATAGATGATGAATCATTAACTCTTGTAAAAGAAGCATATAAAGATTCTTATAAAACACTTTCTATGTTCAAAGGGCAACTGTTAAAAGTTGCAAAATTATTGATGGATAATGATACTGTATATAATGACAAAGTAATGGAAATTATAAATGACGAATATAAAACTGATTGTTTAGATGAAGAAGAAAATATTGAATAAATGATAGAACCGAATTATTAATTAATAAAATTGATTTCAGAAATTATATTTAATATAAACATACTTTCTTATATAAATAACAATGAGATTCCTCAAATTCTTTGGCATCAATATTCCTGCAAAAGAAATTTTGCGAAAAATTTTCAGAAGATCCGAAATAAAATATTTAGGAAGATGGCAAACATTGCAATGTGAAAAAAAAGTCAATTCAAGAGTAGATTGGGCAAATGAAGACCACTGTGGTCCTTGTGGTATTGAACCAATAAAACAAAATAATAAAGAAAATAATAAAGAAAAAATAATAAAAAAAACTGATAAAGAATTTAATCGCAATCAGTAATTGAATATGCCCCATTTTGCTGTTTGTTTATAGATGTTTCTAAGTATTGAATTATAATATCTTTTTTTTGGATTTCGTTTTCTAATCGATTCATTATAATATGTTGTTCTTTTATTGTTTTTTCTTGTATTAAGCACTCTTTATAATAGTTTTGTGAATTTGCATTCAAGTATTCAAGCCACGATTTATGCTTGTTTGTTTCTTTGTGAGTTTTGAATGAGACTTTTTTATAAAATACTTTTGAAGGCGTACATGGACATATAATGCCTTTTGAAAAATGAATTACATTATGATCACAATATCCTTTGGTAGTGCTGTTCATGCTTGGTACATATATTTCCGGATTCTCAATTACATCCATATTATAAATAAATTAATAATATTTATAATTTTAATATGTTAAATTAATTTTATTTAGTAAAGTTCAAATTAATAAATTAATTCAGTACTATAGTTATTGTAACATTTACTACTAGTTGTAGTTTTTAGCTGTTCAATGTTAATTCAATTGAGTTTCTTAATTCTGGAGAAACGATATCATTTGGTTTTCCATAAATAAATTGGATGTTTCCGTCAAATTCAATATGGATAGGGTTCAAAACATCAGATGTAGTCACAGTGAATGATAAGCTATTTGTATAACCTGAAATAAACATCATGTAATAATTATTATTACTCACACTGTAGATATTTTCTTTTGATAATGAATTTTCATCGTTGAAACTTCCAATTTTAACGAATATTCTAGAGCCTTTATTTACATTTTCAGTGTTTATTTCAACTCTATATGTAGAACCTTGATACATATTTAAAGTTCTTAAATCATTTTCGTAAATGTCTAAATAATATCTAGGACTTTCACTAGTATCATTTATTAAAACACTTACACTAACTGGATAATCAACTAAAGTAAATACTGCTGTCTCTGAACCCTCAGTTAATGAATCTTCTCTAACTGGATAATCAACTAAAGTAAATACTGCTGTCTCTGAACCCTCAGTTAATGAATCTTCTCTAACAAAAAACGTTTTCACTTCATCACTACCTACTGTAAATGAACCTACCAAGCTTCCAATACCAAATATATCAGGCCTTGTTATTCCACTTATAATATAAGGTATAACTGTACCGATTTCTACGTTTACTGAAGAAAATGTAATTGTAAAAGTATCACCTTCATTAACTTCGGTGGAAGACGTTACGAGATTGAATTCAGTAAATTTACTTGTATCTATTATACTAATCGTTATGGAACTTTCTGGAAAGTCTTTTATATATAAATGGAAAAACTCTTGTCCTTCTGTCTTCAAGTCATTTATAATAGTTACATTTATAGTATCTGTAAAATTATTCATTACGAATTCAGTAACATTATCTTCTATGCTGCTACCTACATAGTAGTCAGATTGGTCTACACCAGTTATTATGAAAGGTATAGTAGTACCGTCTGTTTGCGTATTATTTAAATCTGTTATAGTAATTGTAAATGTATTTCCACAAACATCTGTTTCATGTACGTATCCAAGTGATGCATCTGTTGAGAAAATAAAATTGGGTATAACTTCAATTATAGATAATTGTGCAGATATATCGAATTCAAAATCCCCAACTATTGAAGCAAATCCATCTCCGCTAATTGAAAATGTTAATATTTCATTTTCAGTAATATTGGGATCTCTTTTGATGGATATTGGTAAAGTTCCTATCGTATCATTTATAGTCACTGTTCCAATTAAAGGTTTATTCATGTCGTCTTGTGTTATTCCATCAATTATATAATCATATTGCTGACCATTTTGTATATATGTAGGTGTTTTTATTTTTGCTATAATATTTGATCCTTCGTGTGTATTTGTAATGATATTATCATTTATATCCACAAAGAATATTTCAAAGAAATCATTTATCATGACAGTAATAGAGTATTTGTCTAAATCATTGTCACCTGAGAGAGTCAATATGAAGGGAATATTTACATAATTATCTCGATTAAGGATATCAGAACTAAGAATAAACCGAGCTTTATAGTAAGAAAAAGAAGTATCGTTGAAAGTGTCACTTGTACTAGATTCTTCGTTTGGAAAGTCGTCGTAAAAAGCAGAACTCATTAAGTTTTGTTGCTCAGTATTAGCAAACGAAATATCACTAAACTGATTGTTTGGTTGTTGATAAGATAAATCACTTTCTGGTATACCACTAATAGAAAAATAAAATGTATTTTGAAATTTACTTCGAATGTATATAACAAATTCATTTGTATCATCTACATTATAACCTAATGTACTTGTGGAGGAATTATAATAATTGATATATCGTGTTCTTGTAAATAACAATATTTCATCATAAATATCAATTGACGTCATTATTTTTAATGACGGTATTCTGAATGTAAGTTTTTCAATATTTTCAACCAAATAATCATTTATAAGTAAGATTTCAAATGGAATACCTGGACTAATATTTCCGGAGAGATCGTTCGCATCAATATCTGATATATTTATACCTAATAATTCAAATGAAACGTCATCCTCAATATTATATACAATAAATTCAAGACTTAAACCTTCGCATAAATATTGTATTTCATTATAACTATGTGAAATATATGGCATTCCACTACCATTTACTGTTGTACTCATGTTGAATTCTTCAATATCTATTTGAAATTTGTCTGAATTTTTATTAAGTAAATTCATTTCATTTTCACTTATATTAATTATAATATATGAAGAGTCGTATAGTGTGTTTTGAGTACGCGTAACGTAATCAAATTCACCATTTATTTCTAAATTTATATATTGAGGCAAGTCTTTTATTTCATAAGAAATATTATTATTAATAGATCCTTTTGGATATTCTAAATATAAAACATACTTACCTAAATCAGTATCATATACATTGTAAAATTTATAGTAATTGTAGTATGCTGTTAAAGTTTCGTAGTCAGTTAAAAGTCGATTATACTTGTAAATTTCAGCTATATCTTCATAACTAATTTTGTTTGCTCCAGAGAATGAATTAATTTGATAAAATGAGTGATAGAATCCATTTAGAAAAATTTGTGTGGTAGTAGAAGCGAATCCTATTGAAATATGATGATATGAATTTGATGATTTAAGATCTATTATGTAAGTTTCCGTTTTAATTGTTAATTGAAGCTTTGAATTTACTAATAAATTTGCACGTAGCACGTCTGCATTATCGTATTTTAGATTTATTTCAGAATTTTCTCTCATCCAAAATGAAAGCACATTATTATTGCTAACAATCGAATTTGATAGCAAATCATAAATCGGCGAAGTGTTAAAAGTGAGTTTTTTTGTCAAATATGGATTATTCTTAAATGGTAATGAAATAGGAGTTGTAGGATTATCATTTTCTAGAATTACTGTTTTAGTAAATGACAAGTCGTATGCATTTGGAGGAGAATCGTACTCCTTAGATGTTTCTACATACATAGCATTTATAGTGGCGTAATCTAATTGATAATTATACAATTCAGTATGCTTCATAACTACACCAAAAGAGACGTCATTCGGATTTCCTAGGTAAATATTATAACTTGTATCCGCATTTTTAATATAAGAATCTCCTATTTCTTTTGTGATGTTTAAAATCCCATCAATATAAATTTGTACAATATTATTGAAAAAAGTGCACACAAAGTGATGAGAATATAAGTTATCGTATGTGGTAGAAACTGATGTTTTTTCTGTACTCTCGTATAATACATTCTCTACGTAAATTTTGTTATTGTCGATTACTATATTTGGTGTTCCATTGCATATGTCTGTCCCTAATAAGAAAATAGATTCACTAACATCTAGTGAATGTGTATAAAACCATAAAGATACAGACATGTTAGAAGATAGTTTTATTACATTATATATTTCATCACTGTCTTGAAATGTATCCTTCCATGTAGAAAGTGCTTGTGAGGATGTTGTATTCCATGAGTTATCGTTATATGTGGTTTTCCAAAACGGATCCATAATGATTGGTGTTAAACTATTAAACATTGTTATGTCAGAGACAAATAAATTATTGTATTCATGCTTTAGTCTTCTTAATGTATAGGTTACGTTTTTGCGAGATGATGGGTTTTTGAAAATCAGGGATAATTTACTCCAACTTATATCATTACAAATTATTGGACCAGATTTGTAAAATTCCTCATCATTATCACTTAGTACAATTTCATATTCAACTTTATCTGAGAAAAATGTCATTTCAAGTGGATTATAAACATTGCTAATGTCGTGTAACGCTATAAATAATGTATTCTTATAATATTGCGAGTAAAATACCTCATTAAGATCTTGCGTGAGATTTGAAGCACTGATATCGAATCCAGGAAATAGATCTTTTGAACGATGAAGTATATAATGGTAGCTAATATCATTTGTGCTATCCAAGAATTTTTTTAATGTTATTGTTTGATATTCGCTTGTAGGATTTTCAACAACGAATATGTAGTTGCTATCTTCTTTCCATTCTTGTGGCTTTGTTCTGTATAATCCTCTTTCCACATCAACTTTTCTCCTCAATATTTTATTTTTATTAAGAATGTCACTATATGATACATCATTCGAACCATATGTTACGTAATCAATCAATGGGTTTTCATTGCTCACTGTGAATGAAAAGAAATTAGAAACAAAGCTACTATCGATATATGTTATTGAATCATCATTATTGTTTATATTTCCGCCGTTGTATATAGTTGTTATGAAACCATTGTAGGTTTCTCCGAGAGAAACAAATGATAAATCTAGTAGTGTTGTATCAATCACTTCAAAACTGACATCATGAATATTGTTGCTTATTTCGACAATATTTTTATGAACTTGATCAATTGAAGTATTAATAATATCAAAGACTACTAGATTTGATGAGTTTAGTAAAATTAAATTATTTACATCAGCTGAACTTTGATTAAGAGTTTTTATAATATTATCTTCTGAATATTCGGATACTATGTTCTGACCATTTATTAAATTTAAATATATACTTGAAAAATTAACACTGTAGTTTGAATTTTTATTTAATCCTGTTATTTCAAACGTATTACTGCAATTATCAACATTGTTTTCATTGTAATAATAAGGTATTGTTGTATTAATAATTATATTGTTATTGTTATTGTTATCATAAACAATTAAACCATAAGAAACTTCTGTTATTATATGTGATATATTTTTACCAATGTCATCTTCCGTAAATATAACAGGAATCCAACTTAAAGTTATTGTATTATTGCTCACTGCGTATGATACATCTGGTTTTTGGTTTGAAAGTGTCTCTGCTTCAAAACGAAATGGATATTCATAATTTATGTCTTCGTTATAAGTGGATACGATTTCAAAAGCATACAATTTAGAAGGTTCCAAATTATCAATTATCAGAGGCCATTCATCAAAATAGTATGCATAAAGTGGGTTTTGCCATCGGTTTATAAACGATCTGCCTTGATAGACGTTGTTTTTCATATTCAATTTTGGTCTCGTAGTAGATAATATTGCATTTCCTGTTCCATCAAGGATTGTGGTAAAACCATACCATTCACCAGGTAATCTTGTGTCAATAACTAATGATGGGGGGAGATCTTCACTTTGTAAAAGCGTGGGTCCCCTCTGGATTAGCTTATTGTTGTCGGAAATGTCATATATAGCAATTTTACCATCATTTGTAGGTTCAGTATCATTTTTATAGCTGTAATTATATTTGCTTATTGCAATCGTAGTACCATCATCATTTATAGAACAGTTGAGTAATTCAATAATTTTGTAACTGTTATTATAGCTCCAGTATTTGGTCACTTCGTTTAGTGTTTTATCTTCCATATTGAGATTATAAATACATACACTTGAATTTATGTTCCCATTGCTTATGTCGTTATTATTCACAATTGCAATCTTATTGCCATTTTTATTCAATGATACTCGACTACCTGGAATATCACCAATTGTATCGTTTTTTACGCATATATTTTGAGGGATTTCATCGTAGCTCATATCAAAAAAAGAAACATAGTTTTCATTCGAGTTATCGTTATTATTTGGATAAATAAACAATTCTTGACCGACAACCATAATGGATCCATTTTCGTTAAAATCAATGTACTTGTTAAACACAGTATTGTAACTATCAAAATTAACATATCTAAAGTTTAATGTTGTTGATTTATCCTTTCCTACATTATAAATAAATAATCCGTGATGTGAATGTTCATTAGATGCCACACATATATTTCCATCTGGGCTTATGAATACTTCTCTACTGGTAGTATTTATTACAGGAATATTTTGTTCATCTTGAGAGAATGTTACAATATTACTTGATAAAGAATAAGACCCTGTATATAAAAACATAAAGTCATTATTAAAACCCACAAGCATTTTTGTTCCATCGTAATTTAGGGATATTGAAAAAATTTTAGGTAATAACGGCTTTGAGGAATTCGGAAGTGTTTGATTATATTTATATTGAGAATCAAATGTACCAAAACCAGTATTTACACTAATAGTATTGAAAATTTCTATTTTATTATATTGATAATTCGCAGCGTACACCAATGTATTTTTGCTCATTGTTGCCATAAAGAAAATATCATTTTGTAATGATCCATATAGTTGGGATGTATTGTTTTTGGTAAATGTTTGAGGTTGCCATTCAAACGATTCTAAATTCAAACGCTCGCTTTCACGTAATAAATAATAATAGTCTTGGTTATTGAAATCATGCTTGTCGATTACAAAACGGAAACCTTCGCTTTTGATGGTTTTAAGTTGTACTTCGTATTCATCATCGGTTGTTACTTTCAATACTCGAGCATATGTATTTCCTGTATTGCTGTATGCCGAATTAAATGATAATGTATATTCAGTGTTGTGCGATAAATCGTTTATCATATAAAAAGAATCACCTCCGTAGGTTAACATATTTTCATACTGCGTACTATGAATGACACTGTTATTCTGGTCAGTAACCGATAAATAAAAATAAACATCCGGTACATTGATAAGTTCAAATGGTGCTATATTCCATGATACATCAATTCGGTTCCCTTTTTTATCATCTAACAATATTTCTGTAACTGGACCTTCTGTAAGTGTTTTAAAATCATCACCTATATATAAATACTCATTTCCAGTATTATACGTTGATAAAACAGAGAAACTATATGAAGTATCTGGGTCTAATATTTGATATAATATATCTACAGTATTATAAGTTTCCAGCGACAATGTAACATTTGTTGTCAAGTTTGTATATATT